TTCCGGCGCTTCGCCTTCTTGTTAATCTTTTAAATTTGTAAAATGAAAAAATTCGGACTTTATCTTTTGGGCCTTTTAAGCGGTTTTTTGTTGTTCTTCTTCGTGAACGACTTCGGAACCTATCAAAGCGTCGTAAATTCGATTATTTGCGGCTTATTTGCGGCTTTTGCTTCTTTCTTTCTTGACTTCACTTTTCGCGAAGGAAATATTTTCGCTTTTTGGCTTCGCTTCTTGAATCGCTTCTTTTTCGAAAACAAGAAAAATCCGTTTCGGTTCCTTTATAAACCTTTAGGCGGTTGCACGATTTGCATGAATCAATATATTTCAATTCTTGTCTTCTTGTTGGCTTTTTGGAAACTTGATCTTTCTTTTTGGTTTTTGATTCCGTCTTCATTAGTTAGTCACGTTTCTTTGTTTTTTATGCTTAAACACTTCGATTTAGAAGATTAATTTTGCAATTCGGGCGCTTCTTTGCGTCTTTTTTGTTTTCTTTTTTGTCATGATTATTGAAATTATATTCTAAAAAGTATTGCGGAATCAAAAAAAGTCTTTATATTGCGATATGTTTAACAATAAAAAAACCAACAAAATGAAGACAATCACAATTCAAAGCGCTGATTCTCAACAAGTTAGCGAAAAAGGCCGCGAAGATTATACGGTGACAATTAACGGAAAAAATATCGAAAACTTCGACAAATTTGAAGCGTCGCTTTATTATTTGACAAAAATGATCAACTGCGGAAACGGAAGATCAATCGCTTCGGAATCGAAAACAATGTCAAAACACTTTTCGAAAGAATTTCTTCAAAAAATGATCGTTCACCCGGTTTGTATTGCAAGCGAAAAATTTCGCGCGGTTCAAGCGATTTTGAATCACTACAAAAAAGAAGACGAAAAAGAAGCGATTGAAAATCACGTTGAAAACATGAAACCGATTCTTTCGGAAATTTTGACAATTTGTCGAAACAAAGTGATCGAAAGATTCGCGCCAACAAGAAAAGCGCTTGAAGACGCGGTTCAAGCAATCACCGAAATAATGAACAAAGAAAATCTTCCGTTTCGCGGTCTTTCAAAATTTACCGGAAACGTTGTTTTGACTAACGAAGTAAATGATAAAATTAAGGCTTTTGTAGAAAAAAAATTTGACGTTGACTTGAACGAAAGGTTTTCGACTTACGATCGAAGAAAAGAAGCGCAAGATCAAGCGAATCAATTCGTTTATAATGTTTATCGTTGTTTTCGTTATGGAACCGAAAACGAAATTTCAGAAATGGAAAATCAAAAAGTTGAAACGGAAACTTTTAAACTATTGACAAACCTTGCGAAATATTGTCCTTTAGGAACCGACGAAGTAAAGATCAATAAGATCGATAAGGGCGCGAAAGGATTTGAAATCAACGCGGATCTTTATTCAAAGGGCGAATTCTTGAACAAAATATATACGAACGCCCATTCGGCCGGCGGATATAATATTCAAAGTTTTCATTTCAGATATAAAACAACCGTAAAAAAATAAATATAATTAATATGGGGGTTGATCAAACCCCCTTTTTTTAAAAATTAAAAACTAAAAAAATGGAATCAATTACAAGAAGGATCAACGGAAAAACGACAATTTTCACTTTTGAATCGGAAAATGAAGAATATATATATTTCAAAATTGAAGATAAATTTTCCCTTAGTGGTCAAAAATTCCCTAAATCACATTGTATAAATTTAAACGCTTGCGCGAATTTCTACGAATTACACAAAGGAAATCTTAATAGGGTATTAAAGGAAATACGAAAAAATAAAACTTATAGCGACCTTGTTCCTATAATTTACAATAATTCAATAAAAAAATAAATATACAACGAAGGCCGGTCAAATCACTTCGCCGGCCTTCTTGTTCAAACCCAAAATCGAAAAGGAAAAATGAACATTCACAAAAATATCAAATTTTCAACGGTTGACGGCCGAAAAATTGAAGAAATCGAAGAAATCACCGTCAAAGAATTTCAAATCGGCGATATTTGGCCGGATTTGATCGAACAAGAACGTCAATTCATTATATATCAATTGACGATTTTTTTCATTCGTTTTCCGTCCGTCGGCGAAGTCAAAAACTTTCCGTTGAATCAACTTGAAGAAATATTCAAAATGTCTTTGATCAATTATTCTTCAAATTTGGGCGAAATGCTTTATAAATTAATATTAATAAAAATTACAAATCAAAAATCAAAATCATGAAAAATCAAAATCCTATTGAAGTGATTCAAGGAACACTTTCAAAAAAAGAAATCGAAGATCTTTCGACAAAGATCGCCGCCGGCGTTGACGCCGGAATTGAAGAACCGCTTGACCTTGTGATCAAGATTGAATTCTTGACGAAAACGCTTCAAGCCGCGAAGAAAAAGATCCTTTCTTCATGTATTGACGAAGCGGCGAAATATCACCCGGAAACGGCTTCAATTCGCGGCGTAAAGATCAAAACAAAAGAAGCCGGCGTGAAATACGATTATTCAAATACGCCGGTTTGGAACGATACAAACGACGAAATCGTTCAAATGATTCTTCAACAAAAAGAACTTGAAGCGCGCTTGAAGACGGTCAAAGGAAAAGAAACAATTCTTCACCCGGAAACCGGCGAATTGATCGAACTTTTTCAACCGATTAAAAAATCAACAACGACGATCGAAATTTCTTTTCCGAAATAAAAATCATTAAATTTGTCAAATAATTCAAAACAAAATCGAAAATCATGAAACAAGAAATCACAAATCAAACGAACAACGTAAACGCGGAAACGTTGAAAAAATATCTTCGCGCGGCGAATCTTGTCGGACATTTGACCGACGTTGAAGTCGATCAATTTATTCAAATTTCAACGGCCTTCGGCTTGAATCCTTTCAAGCGTGAAATATACGCTTCTAAATACGGAAGCAATTTTTCAATTGTGGTCGGTTATGAAACATATATCAAGCGCGCCGAAAGATCCGGTTTGTTGGCCGGTTGGAAAGTTACGACGGCCGGATCTGTAAACTTTAAAAATCCGGATCAAAGCGACTTGAAAGCAATTATCACAATTCACCGGAAAGATTTCAAATTTGAATTCGTTCATGAAGTTTATTTTTCGGAATATTGCCAAAGAACAAAAGCCGGCGACTTAACTTCGTTTTGGCGCGGAAAGCCGGTCACAATGATTAAAAAAGTCGCGATGTCGCAAGGCTTCCGATTGTGTTTTTCTGATGAATTAGGCGGCCTTCCTTATACAAAAGAAGAAATCGGAAACGAAACGATCGACACGACGGCGACGGTAATTGAAGAAAACCCGGAAGAAATTATTCATTCGATTGACGATCAATTCAAAGAAGCCGAAAAAATGATTGTTCAAGCAAAAGATCGCGAAGCAATCGTCAAAATTTGGAAAGGCTTTCCGGATCTTCAAAAAGAAGAAGATTTCATTAAATTAGTAAAGGGCGAAAATGATCGTTTAGTCAACGAAAAAAAGAATCTAATACAAGAAGCCGCCGAAGAAGTAAAAGTCCATGAAACGGAAGAAAAAGACGTTCAAATCGTCGAAGGCGAAACGATTAAACTATCAACGCCGCGAATGTTTGTCAATTCCGTTCAATACGACGCAAAAGAAGCGATCTTCTTTATTAAAGAAATGAAAGACGAATCCGAAATCTTTGACTTTGTTCAAGAAGATTTAAGAACAACGGTCAACTCTTTTGCAAATCAAAGAATCGAAGAAATAACAAACGACAAAAATTGAAAATCATGAAAACGACATTATTGAAAAAAAGAATAATTGAAAAATTCGGATCGATCAACTCTTTTGCAAATCACCGAAAACAAGAATTGAATTCTTGGACAATTATTCGCGCTTTAGACGGAACAATTAAAAAAGATCAAGAAGAACTTTTGAAAGTGATCAATGACGGACTTCAAGTATTGAACCCCGAAAAAGAAATCAAGACGGACACGCGCGAATTCATTCGAAGAACGATTTTGACCGAATTTTCAAGTTTTGCCGAATTCAATCGACAATTTCCGGAATTTTCGAAATCGTTTTTGTCGAACCTTATAAACGGAAAGAAAAAGATCCTTGACAAACGATCGCGAAGGCTTTTAAATGTCTGTTTTAATCTTTACGCAAAAAACCCGGCAAAATGAAAAAGAATTCAAGAAACAAGGCGCCGGCCTTTCAGTTTTACGCGGCCGATTGGTTGACCGATACTTCGCTTCGATTGGTTTCGGCCGAAGCGCGCGGCGTTTGGATTGATCTTCTTTGTCATGCTTTTTTGTCGCCGGATCCGGGTTTTTTGATTGTCGCCGGTCAAATTTTAGACGAAAAAGGAATTCGAACGCTTTCCGGATTGACGCCGAAAAGATTCAAAAAAGTCTTTCATGAATTGACGTCTTTCGGAATCATTAAACAAGACGCCGCCGGAAGGTTTTATTCGAAAAGAATGACCGAAGACGCCCAACTTTCAAGGATAAGACGCGAAGCCGGATCAAAAGGCGGAAACCCTAATTTGATTAAAAAGGTTGCAATTTTGGATAAGCAAACCGACAACCAAAATCAAACCCCTTCTTCTTCTTCTTCTTCTTCTTCTTCAATTTCTATAATTAAAAAAAAATATATAAAAAAAGAAGAATTTATTTTTGATCATGTTTTTCAAAAATACATTGAAGAAAATTGTCCGCGAATTGGATCTTTAAAAACTCAATTGACGCCGGAATTTTGCAAACGTCTTGAAAAAGAATTTGACATTGAAGAAGTGATCATGATTTTTGATCAAATGGAAAATTTTAGTAAATTAAACAAAAATTATTCGTCGGTATATTTGACCGCGAAAAATTGGTTGATAAAAAGAAAAGAAAATGAAAAAGATATTGAAAAACGAAATTCAAAAAACACAAAACCAACTTTCGAAGACAAACTTCGCGATTTCTAAAAGGGACGAAATAAAAAAATCAATTCGAACCGATTTGAAAATTCGTGACATTGAAAGCGTTGAACCTATCAAACAAGCGCTTCGATATATTTTCGCCCTTGTAGGTTTAAGAACGGAACAAATTCCGGGCGACATTGAAAAGATTGTTTTAATAAACTTTATAAAAGATAACTTGAAAAATCATTCACCGGAAGAAATAAAACTTTCTTTTGAAGTTGCCGTCAAAGGTGACTTCAAAACCGAATTGAATCATTACGGACACTTTTCCGCCCTTTATTTGTCACGCGTATTCAACGATTATCTTGATCACCGTCGGCAAATTGTCGCGGAAATGCAACGCGAAGACGCGGCCAAAGAATTGAAAGATCGCGAAGAATACAACAAACGGCCGGAAGTGATCGAAAAACACAACAAAAATTTCGATCACGGTCTTTTGACCGACTTTTTTAATCAATACAAAGAAAACGGATCAATCGACTTTGAATTGTTTCCGGTTTCAATTGTTTTCAAAACTTTAAAAGAAAGACACGGATTTTTCAAGGATCTTTCAAAAGAAGAAATTCAAAAAATCACAACCGACGCCGAAAAAAGAACCGATTCCGAAATCAATCACCGACTTCATAAATTTGGATCGAAAGACGACAACGAATTTCGAAAAGTAATGAAGGAACAAGAATCGGCGACAATGAAGCGAAAAGACTTTCTTCGAAGGAATCAAAGAAAGATCGCGATCGAAAATCTTTTTGAAAGAATTATTCAAGAAAAAAAAGAATTAAAAGACTTCTTCAAATGAAAAGATTCGCTTTAATTCATGAACTTGAAGACGGATTTTTTCCGAATTACGGAAATATTGAAGTTTTGGCGATTGACGCCGATTCCGCCGCTTATATTTTCGGAATCATGATCGAAGAACTTTCCGTTTTCGGAATGTTTGAAATTTACGAACCGATTGAATTTGAATCATTAAATAATGAAAATTAAAAAAAATGAATAAAAAACTAAACGCAAGCGCGGCCGTCGCTTTTTTATTGAAAAATGAATTTGAACGCTTTTCCGGCGCTTGGAACAAACTAAACGAAGGAAAAGAAAAAGAAGATCAAAAAATAAAACCAACTTTTGACGAATGGTTGATCGCGATCAATGTCGTCGAAGAAGAATCGAAAATTATAAAACCGAACGGATTGTTCGGAAAATAGACGGAAGCGATCACCGGCAAAATTGATCGCAAATAAAAAAAAGTAAAAATGAATAAACACATAATCGCCGGCAACGTCGGCAACGATCCGGAAATCAAAAGACTTGAATCCGGAATGACAATCGCGAAACTTTCAATCGCGGTGAATGAATTCAAAAAAAACAAAGAAACCGGCGAATCGGAAAAATCGACTTTGTGGCTTAATGTCGTAGCTTTTGGGCGACTTGCGGAACTTTGCGAATCTTACGTCACAAAAGGAAAAAAGATCCTTGTCGTCGGAAAACTTTCAATTCGTGAATATATCGACAAGGACGGCCTAAAAAAATATTTTACCGAAACGATCGCCGACGAAATTGAATTTTTGTCTTCACGAAACGAAGAACAAGAAAACGGATTATCTTCAAAAGTATTCGAAGAAGGCGAAGACGATCTTCCGTTTTAATCAAACGAATTGAAAAATAATTTCAATTTCTTTCGCAGTTTGTTTTATTTTGTTTACATTGCGATATGTTTAACAATCAAAAAAATAGTAAAATGAAGACAAAAAACAATCAATCGACTGAAAATCAAGAAGTTAAGATATTTGACGGATCCGGTTCCGGCCGGTTTCTTTTAAAAAATCCAATAGGCGGAACAATGAAAGCAATTCTTGAATTGTCAATTTGCAACGAAAGACACCTTCGAAAACCAACAACGGAAATCGTCGGAAACGAAATCGTTAACACTTGGGAATTCAATTCGATTTCTTGGTCATGTCAAGGAAAATTCGATTCCGTATCTTTCAGATATAAAAAAAGCGAATACAATTATAATTTAGCAATTCAACAACTTGAATCGTTTATTAAAAAAAATAGTTAAAAAAACCTAAAAATCGAAAACATGGAAACTTTAAAAAAATTAAACAACTTAACAAAAGAATATTTTATCGACGAAATAAGCCGAAGACTTATTCAAAGAAATACATTCAACAACGACGCCGTTCATTCGCTTGACTTGTACTTGAAAAAACAATATAAGTCTTTAATAAAATACGATCTTTCGGATTCATTACGGCTTCGCGAATTGGTTGTAATTCTTCAAAAGACTTTAAAAGTTGCGCCGTATATATACCCAAAAAAGAAGGCCCAAAAAAGAACACAACTTTTTGAACACAACGATTCGACTTATTGGATCGAAGAAATTGTTCTTTCTTCAAACCGCCTTTCGCCGAATAAAGTTTTCCGCGTTGAAGAAATCGGAATTTTTGAAACCGCCGAAGAAGCAAAAGAAGCGATTGAAAAAAAGTAATTGTTAAACATGATCAAGCCGGTTCGGGCCGGCTTTTTCTATTAAAAAAACAGAAAATGAAAAAAGAATTCTTAATTGACTACAAAGGCGACTTCAATCAAACGGAAACCGACGAACAAACCGGAAGACAATTCGTTGACGTCTTATCAAATAAATACGGACAAATAAAAATCACCGGAACCGACAAAGATTTGAATTTGTTTCTTTTGGAAGTTGAAAAAACTTCGCCGAATTTTAAATTGATCGGCGTCACCGATCTTTCGGAAGTTATCGCGATTATAGACGTTCACGAAGAAAAAGCGATTTCCGATTCGATCTTTTCGATTCGATCCGATCATGATTCCGAACAAATCGGAACCGCGACCGTTTCTTCAATCGTTCAATTGATCAAAGATTCGGGCGACGACGAAAGCGAAGTGATTCGATTCTTGACAACCGCCGGCGAATTTCGGACTTGGATCAACAAAGAAGATCTTCAAAAATACATTCAAAAAAATATATTAAAATGAAAAAAATCTTCAATTTAGAAACTAACTTGAACGGACTTCAATTGACTTTGATTTCAATTCAAGAACAAATGAAATTCGAAAATCAAAAATCTTTGATTTCAGTTCATGCCGAAAAAAATGTCGCCGATCTTCAAAACGTCGCCGATCAATTAAAAACAGAAATAAAAAAACACTTTAAAAATTAAAAAATGAAAAAAATGAAAAAATTATCGATTCGCGGAAAAATTGGATTTCTTCCGTCTTTAGCGATTACCCTTCCGATTCTTTGTTCGATTATCTTGATCGGATCGATTGTCTTTGTTTTGGCTCGCGTCTTCGCCTTTTTGGGAATACTTGAAGCGCTTGAATTTCAATATCTAAATTTTAAGAATCACCGAATAAATAAACAGATAATAAAATGAAAGCAAAAAGAAAAAATGTCGAATTAATTAATTCGCTTTATACTTCGATTCAATATCTTGATTCGCAAATCGCCCAACAAAATAGCATGATCAAAGCAATTCAAAAAATTGTCGATCGACACGCGGCAAGCAAAAAGAAAATTGAAGATCAAATCAAAGGATTAACAACCGAAGAAAATGATTGATCAAGAACAAATGATCAAGGTCACAATCGAACCGATTTTCGGAATCGAAGAAGAATATCTTGTTTGGTTTTTTCGATCAATCAATGAAAGATCTTTCGCCGGAATTGCAGACCTTGAAAAATTGAAAGCGGAACTTTTGACTTTTGTTCAATACAAAAAATTTAACAAAAACGAAGTGAATTCATTTGACATCAAGAAAGAAAGACTTTTAAATTCATTTGAAGACGTCTTTCTTTGAATATAAGACACTAAAAAGAAAACTAAGTATATACAAACCTAAAATCGAAAAAACACGCTTAAAATGAAGAATTTCGAAGAAATAACGAAACCGTTGACGCCGGACGAACAAAATATCGCGGCGATCATTTGCAAACGTTTTAAAAAGAAACCCGGAAAAATAAACATTGTTACGAACAAACAAATCGTTCGGGCCTTGAAAATAAAATGTCAAATTGAAATCACCGAACCGCGAATTCGAAAAATCATTCAATTCATTCGATCCGAAGGACTTTTGAACGGATTGATTGCGACTTCTTCCGGCTATTGGTTGACGCGAAACGTTGATGAATTGAAATCTTGGATTGATTCAATGATCGAACGAGAAAACGCGATCCGATCTTCACGTCACGCCGGCGAACGCGATCTTCGATTTTTGATCAATGAAACGGATCAAGGCAAACTTTTTTAATTTGTCCGGAAAAATTACGATCTTTGTTGATCCGGCGCAAAAGGAATCGCGCGCAATTAAGCCGATCAAAATGAAGAAAACAACAACGAAGAAGCCGACAAATAAGCCGGTGACAAAGAAAAAAACAACTTCGACAAGAAGAACAAACGCCGACAAGAAACGGATCGCGAACAAAATTTTCGATCTTTACGGATCCGGCGACTTCACCCTTGAATCTTGTTGTCAAGAAAACGGAATCACTTCAAGAACCCTTCACAATTGGACGGATTCGATTTCCGAAATTTCCGCTTCTTTTAAAAAGACAAAAGAAGTCAACGCGAAGTCGAACAAAGAAAAGGTTCGCGACGTTGCCGTTGACGGCTTAAAAAGATTATTGACCGGCTTTTTCATTGAAGAAGTCGAAGTCGAAGAATTCAAAGACAAGAACGGCGTTTTAATTTCAACGAAGATCAAGAAGAAAAAGAAATATATTCAACCGGCCGTCGCGGCGATTATTTTCGCTTTGAAGAATACGGATCCGATTAATTGGAACGAAGACAAATTCGCGGAACAAGAAGGCGAAGAACAAGTTTTCAATATAGGCGGACAAACCGTTAAATTTTAATAAAATGATAAACGTCGTTATTTTTTCATGGTTTTTCGCTTTGTTCGTTGTCGCTTATATAATAAAACAAAAAAGAAAATGAAAAATTTGAAACAAAATCAAGAATCATTCGAAAAGTTAAGAAGATCAATTTTGTCGGAAGAATTCAAAAATTCAGACCGAAGAAAGAAAAATATAAAACCTTTTTTTATTGGATCGGTGATCGCGATCTTCTTTTTTATTTGGGCGCTTGGAAAATTGATCGACTTTCTTTTCGTTGGTTTTTTTGAATTTATCAAAATGATTTTTTAATGAACGTACTTTTCGAACCGCACGAAAAACAAAAAGAATATATTGAAGCGATTCTTTCTGATAAATTCCGTTGTTTAATGTACGGCGGCGCGGCCGGCGGCGGAAAGACTTTCGTTTCGCTTGCGGTCTTCGTTTTACTTGCGAAAGTTTATCCGGGTTCGCGTTGGTTCGTTGTCCGCGAATCACTTCCGACATTGAAGCGGACGACGATTCCGTCTTTCTTGAAACTTTGTCCGCGTCAATTTATTCTATCTTATAATCAAACCGATCAAATTGTCACCTTTAGAAACGGAAGTCAATTGACGTTCTTTCCGGAAAATTACAACGCCGATAAGAACTTGACAAGGTTTGACGGAATTGAAGCAAACGGATTTTTGATCGAAGAAGGTCAAGAAATAAACCGAAAGACTTTTGAAAAATGTAAACTTCGCGCCGGGCGTCACATATTGCCGGGCGTTCAAAAGCAACCGAAGCCGATTATTTTGATCACTTGCAACCCTTCAAATAATTGGACGAAGAAAGAATTTCACGAACCTTTCATCGAAGGCCGGCTTTCAAAAGATTATTTTTATTTAAAAGCGACAATGTCGGACAATCCTTCACTTCCGGAAGACTATCTTGAAGGACTTGAAAACCTTGACGAAGTCACAAAGGCCGTATTCGTTCGCGGCGATTGGAACATTCTTGACGTTGATCGTCCCTTCATTTATGCTTTTGACAAGAAGAAGACCGTCTTCAAAGGCCTTGAACTTGATCAAAGCGAACCGATCATTCTTTCTTTTGATTTCAATGTCGATCCAATTACTTGTATTGCCGGACAATCTTTCGACGGAACAATTCGGATCTTGAAAGAATTCCGTCTTCGTAATTCCGATATATACGCGCTTTGTGGTGAAATTTCCGCCGCGTTTGGTGATCATTATTTCATCGTGACCGGTGACGCTTCCGGAAATGCAAGATCGGCAATGACAAAAGGCGCCTTAAATTATTATACTATTATTCGCGACGAACTTGATCTTTCAAAGGTTCAATTCCGCGTCCCTTCCGTCAATCCTTCGATTCGGAATTCGCGCGTTCTTTGCAATGCAATTTGTTCAAATCACAAAGACTTCTTGATCGATTCGTCTTGTCATTACTTGATCGAAGACGTTGAAAGCGTTGAAGCAACGGAAAGCGGCGATATTGACAAAGGAAAGGACGCGCGGAAAAGTCACCTTCTTGATTGCTTCCGGTATTTCCTTTGGACTTTTCACAATGACTTCATTAAATTTCCATAATTTTTTGACGATCAATTCGGTTTGAAATTCGAAATTTGTATCTTTACGAAAAATTAATTGAAAAACAAAATCGAAAAAATGAAATTATTCAAAAGAAAAAAAGAACAAAAGCCGGCTTCAAAACATGAACTTCGTGAAATATATACAAGTCAAGACGGTTCAAAATGGTTTGAATTTCTTCAACCAATGAACACGCCGGCAAAGCGCGCGATCGCGGCCGAAGTCGCGACAAGGTTCGCCGACATGAACGTCACAAAGGCAATACTAAAAGAATTAATTCAAGGAATGAAGGGACACGCCAACAAAGGCGATATTGTTTCCTTGTTTGGTATTCTTGCCGAAATCGAATTTCGTCTTGATTTTATCGGCGAAGAAGAAACGCTTCTTGAACTTGCGTCAACTTACTTCTTGATTGAAGGCGAACCGGCGGACGATTTGTCCGAAGAATGGACGAATAAAAAGAAAACAATTTTGAAGAACGACACGGCGGCGCGCGATTTTTTTTTGTCAAGGGCCTATCTTTTCACAACAAAATTTTCGGAATTATCCGGGCGCGATTTTCAAAAGTATTTGAAGGAAAACCGGGAAAACGCGGAAAGGATCAATCGCTTCTTGTCGGCGTTCACGTCGGGCGATACATTGAAGACATCAATCTCTTGAATCAAATGATTTGCGAAAGCCGTCCTTCCGAAGTTGAACACCTTGAAAGCATGACCGTAGAAAATTATTATTCAACGGTTAACACATGGCTTCGAATAATTGACGAAAAAAACGCGGCTATTGAAGGCGCCGGAAAAGGTTCAAGAACAAAAGACAAGGACGTCAAACGTTCAATGTCAGCGAAAAGAACTTCTTCAACAAACTAAAAAAAATTGAAATTGTGGCGGTTAAAAATGTAATTTTTAGACTTCAAGCGGAAACCGGAAATCTTCGGACGGAACTTGATCAAATAAAAAAGAAAGTCGGCGGAATCGGCGACGAAACAGAAAGAACCGAAAAGCAATTCGGCGGCTTGACCGGGACGATCAAGAAAGTCGGCCTTGCGCTTGCCGGCCTTGCAATAGGCCGCGAAATCTTTCAATTCGGAAAGTCGGCAATCACCGCCGCCGCCGATTTTGAAGCGCTTGAAATCGCTTTTACCACTTTTTTAGGATCAAGCAAAGAAGCAAAGAAAGTTTTGCAAGATCTTGAAGATCTTTCCGTTTCAACTCCTTTCACGCCGGAACAAGTACAAAACGCCGGAAAAGCGCTTCTTGCGTTTGGCGTCGAAGTTGACAACCTTCAACCGTCTTTGAAGAAGATCGGCGACCTTTCGGCCGGAACCGGAAAAGACTTCAATCAACTTGCGGTTATTTTTGGAAAAGCAAAAGTTCAAGGAACACTTTTCGCCGAAGACATTAATCAATTGACCGAAGCCGGAATTCCGGTAATTCAAGAATTCGCCAAACAATTAGGCGTTTCCGAAGGACAAGTCAAAAAATTAGGATCCGAAGGAAAGATTTCTTTTGCGAATCTTGAAACGGCGTTCGCGGATTTGACCGGTGAAGGCGGAAAATTCTTCGGCTTAACGGACGCGCTTTCCGGATCAACTTCCGGAAGGATTTCAACGCTTGAAGGAAACTTCGGACTTTTGAAGCGTGAAATCGGAAACGGACTTCTTCCGATTTTTGAATCGCTTTTAAATGTAGCTTTTAAGGTAGTTGACGT